TATCCAAGATGGCGGTCAAGGACTGCCTAGCGGCACTATTGTTGGAACTTCAGATACACAAACACTTACCAACAAAACGCTTACCAGCCCCAAAGTCGGAACAAGTGTTAACGACACCAACGGCGCGGAGCTGATTAAAGTTACAGCAACAAGTTCTGCTGTAAACGAAGTAACTCTGGCTAATGCGGCTACTGGGAACAACCCAACGCTTTCAGCTACAGGTGATGACACTAACGTAGGTATTGACGTTACACCCAAAGGAACGGGTCAGTTTGACATTACTGCTAGTTTTTTAACGGGCATATTCTCAGACAAAGTGTCCGCATTGGGCAATACGGAAACGGCTCAAACTATAACAGCCACTAACGGACAAGTGTTTACCGCTACCCTCACGGGCAACTGTACTTTTACATTAGCAGGTGCAAATAGTAATTCAAATCAAGCTACGTCGTTTACGTTAATTCTTACTAACGATGCGACTCCAAGCCGAACCGTAGCTTTTGCGGGAGGTACTGTTGAATACCCCGGCGGTTCTGTTAGTCGCACAACAGATGCAAGTGCTACAGATATTTGGTTTTTCTTTTCGCCAGATGGCGGCACAACTTGGTATGTAAATATACCTATGAAAAATATGTCTTAATTTGAATGCCTAAATAGGAGATACCGTTATGGCGCTTACGACAGAACAACAGCAGCAAGTAGATATGTCTAATGCTATAGAAGATCACCGGATGACGGGAATGTCTTCTATGGAAACAAAAAGGGTAAAGCTACAAGCAGTGCAGCAAGCACAGCAAATCCTTATTGAAAATCGAAAGTACGAAAGCGCGGACAGTGTGACACCTATTACTGCTAATGACGTAACGACTTTGGCAGATTCACTTGTCACATACATTAACAGCTAGTCTGTTTTATGGAATATCCGTTATACCCGATAAAAAATTGTGATTGTCCTAATGTAGCTTGGTGGGAAGATGCGGTGCCCGAAGAAACTCTTAATGAGTTACAGGCGCTTGCTAGTATTGCTACGAACCGTGGAGTAATTGGCGGGAATAGGATAGACGATGAGGTAAGAAGATCGTGTGTACGATGGCTATCCTACAGAGAAAACCCTAATGTATATATCGCATTAGGTGAAGTGATTAGTGAGTTAAATAATAGATTCTTCAGATACTATTTAACTGGGTTTGGAGAATCTATGCAACTGACTACATACAGCTCTACAGATCAAGGAACGTATGGTTGGCATATAGACAAAGGTGGCCCCGTAAGTAGAAAGCTGTCTTTAGTAATGCAACTTAGTGACCCAGAAACTTATGAAGGAGGAGAGTTACAGTTAAACTTTGGTGGAGATACTCCTATGACAATCCCCAAAAAAAGGGGACTTATAACAGTATTCCCTAGTTGGGCTTTACACAGGGTTACCCCTGTGACCTTAGGAACTAGACAATCCTTAGTAGCGTGGGTTTCTGGCCCGGAGTTTAGATGAGAATAGAATACGATCAATTTATTGGTACTTTTACTGAGGTGTACCCAGAAGGGTTTTGTACTCATTTAGTTGAAGAGTTTGATCGTTTCCAAAAAAACGGACTGTGCATAAACAGGCAACAAGAAGATAGCAATACGTCAAAGGCTAAAAAAGATGATTTTAGTCTTTTTTGTAATGGTAAAAATTTGCCTTTTGAAAATTTTAATGAAGAAGACCCTGTTGGTTTGTTTTTCAGAGGACTTCAAGAGTGTTATTCAGCTTACGAGGCTGAGTATCCGTATATAGATCAAGGTCAGATTCGTTGCCATAGGATGAGACTACAAAAAACTTGCCCCGGCGGAGGGTATCATTTGTGGCATTCTGAACAAGCCGCAGATAGTGGTAGGACAGGATCAGCGTCTAGCAGAGTTTTAGTCTATATGTTGTATTTAAATACCTTAGAGCCAGAAGAGTGCGGAGAAACAGAATTTCTTTACCAGCAAAAACGAATGCGCCCTACAGAAAACACAATGGTGCTGTGGCCCGCTGCGTTTACGCACCCACACAGAGGCAACCCAGTTTATGGAAAAAGAGCTAAATACATAATCACAGGCTGGTTTCAGTATGACGAGTGAGCGTTTTGAATCTGTAGGTTGTGTAATGATTCCTTCTTTCGTAGATAAAGACACTATAGCTACGTTTTCAAAATACTTGCAAAACAAAGCAAATCATTCAGTGTTTAAGGCAGAAGGCAATGATTGGAACAGCGATTTTTATTGGTATGCCGACCCCTTAACCGAAATTTTGTTAGAAAACTATCTGAACAAAATGGAGCAGGTTGTAGGCAAAAAACTTTTACCAACTTACTCGTATAGTCGTATATACACAGAAAAAAATGAATTAGCCCCTCACACAGACAGAGAGTCATGTGAGGTAACGGTAAGTATTAATATAGCTACTTCTGGGAAAGAATCTCCCATTTATCTGCAAGATCACTCGGGTAAAACTCACCAATATTTTCTTTCTCCGGGCGATGCGGTTGTTTACAAAGGTATAGAAATTACACATTGGCGCAGGCCCTTGAAAGAAACAGGTACCAAGTTAAATGCACAGATAATGCTACATTATGTAAATAAAGAAGGGCTTTACTCGAATTATTTTTTAGACACCCGACCTTCTTTGGGTCTGTCGTCATCAGCAAGAAGAGGTATTTAAGATGCCTATAGGTTCTAGTAAATCAGGTATTTTAGGAGCAGGTCTTGTTCCGGGCGGTAGCGAAACTTTTAACTCCCCCGGAACTTTTACTGTTCCTCTTGGAGTTTCTTTAGTAAATATAACTGGGTCTGGCGGGGCAGGTAACCCCGGGAACCCGGGAAATGCCGCAGGTAGCGCCCCCGGTGGAGGCGGAGGCGGTGGAGGCGGAGGCTCTGTTGTAAATTATGGAAGCACGGGAAGCCCGGGAGGCGGAGGCAACCCCGGCAGTTCTACTTTTGCCTATGGCGGTGGCGGCGGAGCAGGTTCTAATTATTTTGGGCCTACAGTTGGCGGGGCAGGTACCCCCGGTACTGGAGGGCTTGCTGGCCCTAGCGGTGGCTCCGGCAATCCGGGAAATGCCGGTAATCCTTCCACTGGGTTAGGTCAAACCTTTCCCGGCGGTTCAGCCGGTAACGGAGGGTCTCCTGCGTCTCCCAATATTGGTGGTAATGGAGGCGCGGGTGGACAAGCGGGCACTGGCTCAGGTGGAGCAGGAGGCAATGCCTCTAGCGCAATCGGTGGCACTCTTAACGGTAACCCCGGCTCCCCCGGTAGTACTGGAAATTATGCTTCGGGCGGTAATGGCGGAGACGGTAATGCTGGCAACGGCGGTCCCGGCGGAGGTTATTTTGGCCCCGGCGGCCCTTCCGGTGGTGGCGGTGGCGGCGGCGGTGGTGGATTCACGTACAACGGCGCTCCCGGCAATCCGGGAAATCCGGGGAATCCGGGTAGTCCAGCAACTTACAATGACCAATCTGTTACTCCGGGGGCAGGTTATCCTATGGTTGTAAATCCCGGCGGTCAAATTGTTATAAACTGGAACCCACAGTAAAAACCTATGAAAAATGACCAAGAAAATTTGAACGGACTTAAGCAAGAGCTTGAGCAAAAACAAAAGTTACTTTCTAGTATGGAAGAAAATATTAGAGAGTTTATGCAAAATAATAACCGTGAGACTGATTTAGAATTATCTAAATTAAGCAGAAGAGCAGACTTAAAAAGAGGACGTACTTTGAATATAGGTATGTCATGTAAAACAATTTGGGAAGTTTCTATCCGCACACTCGATGGGGATGTATTTTGGGTTCCACTTAGTTTTGAAGAAATGGAAATATTTGTTTTGCAGATAGAAACTGCGATGAAATTAAACGGGTATCAAAGAATACATAAGGTAGATTGAGATGTCTTGGCAACTTAGAAAACTTTCAACAAACGAGATTATTTCTGAGGAAGAAAACCTGCCAGAAAACTGGGGGCCAATATTTGGTCTACAGGGTATTCCTGAAAAACTAGGAGACCTTTCGTGGTTGGGGGAAAAATATGCAGATATGGGTTGGGTGGAAGTAGAAGATTCTCCTGAAATTATAAAACAGAGAAAAGTCTCTTGCATAGAAAAGGAAGTGGCCAGACTTTTAGAGGATTCAAACTGGACTATGCTTGAAGACGCTGAGATGACGGCTGAAACTAAAGCATTGTGGAGAGAATATCGAAGAAGTTTACGAAGATTGCATTTGCAACCTCGCTTTCCTGAAGAAGTGTCATGGCCTAAAAGACCAACTATATGATTATCTACTATACAGAAAGTAGTAATTTATTTAATCATAGTTTATTTGAGCCGCTTGTAAAAAATAGAGCAAACAAAAGTTCTGATTTTGTTTTGTTGCCGGAAAAGCTAGAGGATACAAACGTTCTTCGTTGCCCCGCTCATCTAGCATTGCTTAACAACTGTTACGCAGTTAAGTCTGCTTTCGACTATACACTTATATGGGATGGCCAAACATTTAAAAGTCCAGACTATAATCAAAAGTTTTTTGATGACTATATTTATCCAAGAGACGCAATAAAAGGGCTAGTAAGTTATACGTCTCCTAAGTTACATTTTTTTGCAGAAAAAAGCGTAGAAATGGAGCTGACTCCAGCGTTTTTTCATAAAAACGACATAACTCAAAAAACTACAGTAATAGGAGGTTGTTTTGATGTAGGTCAGCACCTTAGAGAAATAGAGTGCGCTATGTTACTACATGAGCCGTGTGAGATAGATATAAAAAGAGGGGATTCTTTGTACTATGTTAAGTTTAAAACACATGAAAAAATAAAATTTGTACCGTTTCAAATGGTGCAGGAAATGAGTGACCTTATAATGGGACATTTGTCCGCAATGCGGAACAATAAAGCTGCCCCAAGTCCGTTATCTTGGTGGTATGAAACCACTAACGCTTTTTATAGAAAAAGATTTTTAAACTTAATAAAACAAAACCTAATGGTATAGCTAGAGTATGAGAAGTGATACACGTATTTGTCTTGGTGGTTTTGATAGGAGGCCAGCCCGGCAGTGATGATTGTCGGGAGGCTATGTGCTTCCGCGATTTAGACGAGTGCAACAGATTTGCTACAAAGCTCAAAAGGGGGCTATCCCCCAGCACACAAATAGTTAGGGCGTACTGCAAGCCTATATTAGTAAACCCGACTGACGAAGGGGTGAAAATCTACTAATGGCCGCAGAGATTATAGCAGCAGTACAAGTGTGTGCCTCTGCCTACCGCTTTATGAAGACGGCGGTAAACGAGGGCCGAGAGCTTGGCGACATGACCAGAGCAATCAGCAAGTTCTGGGATGCCCGCGAAGAGATTAGTGTGCTAGAGCAAAAAGCCACTAATCCCAGTAAGATAGAAAAGCTGTTTGGTGGTAAATCAATTGAGGCACAAGCCCTAGAGATTACCCTCCATAAGCAAAAAGCGGTTCAGCTAGAAAAAGATTTAAAAGACCTGTTCTACTGGACGGGCAATGCCAACCTCTGGCACGACATGATTAAAGAGCGGGGCAGACTACGAAATATGCGTATAGCCGAGGCTAAACAAAAAGCCGAAGCCAGAGCAGCAATGATCGACATAAGCATAATAGGCGGTCTTCTGCTGGGGATATTTACGATTGTTATGGTGGTTACTAGCGTGGCGGTAGATTAATGGAATATCAGTTGTTGTTTAACATAATTATGGCAGTAACCGGATTCCTTGGTGGGGTGCTGGTCAATCGCCTGTTTGGCACGTTAGATAAGATTAACGACGAGCTTAAACTTATACCTGAGAAATATGTTGCCAAGGATGACTACCGAGAAGACATCCGTGAAATCAAAGAGATGCTTGGTGCTATTTTCAAGAGACTAGAGAACAAGGCCGACAAATGAAACTTGATCCTGTATTGCTGAACATGGCCGCAAGCTGGTCAATGAAGGCATATAACGATAAGAACAAAGATGCCATCAAGGTCGAAAACAAAGTTACGGGGGCCACGGCGTTTGTAGTAAAACGCAAATCCATAGATGTTATCGTCTTCCGAGGCACCCAGAAAAAAGCAAACGATATCCTGACCGACATGCTCGTAGTCCCAGTGCCGTATGTTGGAAGACTATGCCACGGTGGGTTCGTAGCCCAGCATGCCTCAATATGGGGCAAAATCAAAAAGCATCTAGACCCCAAGAAACGTACCCTGATAACCGGACATAGCCTCGGTGGTGCGTTAGCGGAGCTGTCTGCGGCCAAACTGAACGGCAAGCACGACAATATAAATCTCATAACCTTTGGTAAGCCAAATGTCTTCTTCAAAGGTTTCAAGCGCCCAATGAAGCTCGATACTCAGATATCCTGTGTGCAGGGCAGCGATATGGTGGCTAGAGTCCCTCGACTCTGCTATGGCCCCTCTAAATCCCAAGACATGCTGTATTTCAGCAACACTGGCGGGACTTTTATCAACCCAGAAAAAAGTTTCCGCATAGCGGATCGAGGTGGTCTTAAAGACCGAGTTACCGATCATTTTATGGACGGCTACAAAGCATCGTTAACCCGTTTTCTTGAGGAGGAGAACAAATGAGAATCCTAGCTATCGCACTGCTTTTGACCCTTTCTAGCTGCACATCGGTGCAAGGTGTTATAGATAACAAAGAAATCTACTGCTCACAGTTCTACAAGGGTATTCGGGCCGTAGGTCGCTCTGCTCTGTCTGCTACTGCTGGCGTGGTAGTGCCTGATGTCTGTGACACTATTGACGATATTGTTGCGGAGGAAAACGCCGACGGCGTAGACAAAAGCGATAGCTGATCT